AAAAAACATCCTTCTAATGGTATATTCATTTTTTGAGATAAGTCGTTTATTTGAGTATCTGTAAGCATAGTATAATATTTATAGTATATATATAATTCTTTATATTATATTATTATAAAATTATACTCTTTTTAATTGTCTTGGCATATGAACACTCCCGCCTCTTGTTTCTGTCATTTGTGTTGTTTTACCAAGTCCTATAGGATGAAATTCATATTTTTTAACTTTTGCATTAAATCCTCGTCCACTTATTTCGTTTGTATCTAATTTTAAAGCATTTGGTACATTACTACCACCAAAATAAAAAGGAACTTGATATCCTCCGCTTTGCATTTGAACATTATTATTAGTAAATTCTGGATTTTGAACCTTGGTCCAATTGTTATAAAAACCACTCATATATATATAATGTACTATAAATCAATAAGTTTTTATATTAATATGATAAACTTGATAAAAGTTCTAATAATTCATTTACTTCATTTTTTGGTAAATAACCATTTCTTGATAATTTCATTATTAATCCTTTGAATTTTTTGACTAATTCACGACTATCATTACCACTTAATATTTCACCTTTCATTTTTTCAAATTCGTGAAAATCTTTATCTAATCCGTCTTTAGAAGGAACTGGAACGCTTAGTTTATCTTCTAAATTTGATTTTGACACCAATTTATATAAATATTCTTGTTCTTCTTCTGTTAATTTACTCATATCATTAAATTTTGGTATTCCTCCTCCAACAATTGTATTTAATACACTTTTAAACCCATCACTGATATGCCTACTTGGTAAATCTGGTATATTTGTTCTTGAGTTATTTCTTCTTATTGTTAAAATATTCTTTTCATTCATTTTCTTTCTGTTTATTTCATTTATACCAAAACCAATATAATTGGGTGGTTTTTCAACTTTAATTATTCCTGCCCCTCTTGGTCTTCCTCTTCTCTTTTTTTGTTTTATACCATCGCCTTGAACATATGTTAATTCAGGATGTTGTTGATTATTTCCTGGTTGATTATTTCCTGGTTGATTATTTCCTGGTTGTGCTCCCATATTACCAAAATTTCTTTCTCCATATTTTTGACTAAGTTGCCTCCCTATAATATTTTTTCTTGCATGTAATGCATGTAATTGTTCATTTTCTGCCCGGCTCATTGTTCCTTCATTTTCCATATCTCTTATTTTATCATCAATAATATTATATTCTCTTAAAAGTTCTTCTCTACCGCTTTCTATTGTTTCAAAATTTAATAATTTTGGTAGTATTTCTTGTGTAAAATCTCTTAATGTATCCATTCCTTCTTTTGTATCAAATGCTCCAAATAAACTTTTTAAACCATCTAATCCATCATTCATATTTTTAATTGTATCTGGTCTATAATTTTGACTGTTTATTGAGATATCATAATATTTATCTATCTTTTTAATTATTGTATCAACTGCATTAAATTTTGGTAATTTTTCCAAAAGTTTAAAATATCTTCTTATAATTTGTAAGTCAATTCTGGGTAAATTCAATTGATGAATATATGCATCTCTCGCGTTTCCTTCATTATCTTCTGCTTTAACACCGGGTATAAGTGTTCCTGATATTTGTTTATTTAATAATGACATTTGATTAGATGATGGTAATGAATATGAAATATCTGATATAATATCTACAATATTATTTAATTTCTTTGTCATTGGTCCTGGTGCGGTGTCACTTGTTTTTAATTTTCTCAATATATGTTGTAATTGTACTAAAATTTGTGATAAATTATCCGCGCTTACAACTTGAGTTCCAATTGTTGTTGATGATGTTGAATTCATATAACTTCTCATACTTTGTATTTTTCCTTGTGTTTCGCTGTACATATTTTGAATAAATGTCACAATACTATCAATGTCACTGTTTTCATATGCTATTCCATAAGGATATAATTTCTTTAATTCTGACACAATTTCTTCTACTCTTTGTGCATAAAACCTAAATAAAGAATTACTAACATTTAAAGGGCTTGATAAAATTTTATTTGTTATTGCATACGCTACTGCTGGTTGGGCTATAGGTGTCATTTTATCCGATATATCTCTTTTAAGTTTTTCTACATCTTCTAACTTTTCAGTTGTTGTTCTTGTATCTATCATTTGAGATACTGTTGGTAATTGTCCTGTCATCAAATAATTTTTATTTGCTTGTAAATTCATATCGTTAATTTGAGACTGTAAATTTAAAGTTTCCATATATTCATTTCTGAATTTATTTTCGTCACTTTGACTATTAATTGGTTGTCCACTCATATTATGTTATAACATAATATGGATGATTTTTTAAATTTATTTATATAAAACACCATTTATACATTATAAATGGGTAAATTACTATAATCTATGGAAGGATTATCAAATATTTGTGAGTTTGCTATTTCATTAAATTCCTTAATTATATCCTCATGTGAAATATCATTATAAGTATGCATTATTAATTGTAATTTATCTTTTTCCTTTTGACTCATATTGTAAGTATTGGTCATAATAGATTTTCCCATTTTATGTAATGATACACATTTAACCCTATTTATCATTTCTTTATTATAATTATATTCTTTAAGTTTTTTATCTGCTTCTTCAATTTCTCTTAATTGTGTTTCAATTGTTAATAACCCATCATCAGTTAATTCTTCGGGTTTATACTTTGCTTTTAACTCATCTAAATAAGGATTTGGAAGGGGTTTTATGTCTGTATCTTTCTCTTTCTCAAGTGGTTTAAAATAATTTTCATCTTCTACTAAAAAATTATTTTTCTTTGGTTTGATTTTACTGTATATTAAGTCCATTATATATACTAATTATATAATCAACTTTTTAAATGGGTTTATTAACATTTATTTTAGCGTCATGAATTATTATCAATTCTTTTTCCCTCTGCAACCCCTGTTCTTTTGTTTCACATGGATATTTTTCTATGATTTCTATTTGAAATTCTGTCCATCCATTCATACTTCTTATAAACTGATAAAGGGGATAATTGTATTTTTTAGAACGTCTATTATTACAATTTTTTTTATGTTGAGATTTGCGCCTTGAAAAATTAATTGTTGAACCAACATAACACAAAGTTGGGTCTTTGATGAGATATATCTTATATATTGTAAATTTACTGTAATCACTCATTATTCTCATGATTGAATATATAACTATTATTTTATATTATTTTCTTTTAGCATCTCTTGCTGCTTTCATCTTTTGTCCCCATTCTTTCGCTTCTTGACTTCCTTTCTTTGGCCTCAATCCAAATCCTAAAGCATCAACCAAATTTCCTGTTCTTTTAACTAAGTCTCTCATTTCTTGTTTTGATTGTTTTGACTGCTTTCTTTCTGTTTCTTCCAATAATTGTTCTAAAGATGTGTTTCTTGCTCCTGAATATCTTGTTGAGGGATGTTTTTTTATAATTTCAACTTTCATTATTGTGTCATTATTATTTTTTCTTGGCCTTCCTCTTTTCTTCTTCTTTAAGCCACTACCCATTAACGCTTGAGCACTGCCTTCCTTTTGTTGATAAGGTGTCGTTTTTATTTTAATTTCATCATCATAAGTGTCATCTTCACCTGTATAAATTGGTGCATTGCTTATATTGTCGTTTTTCTGTGTATAAGATAAAGGTTGATTTGTTGCTACTGGTTGTTCTGGTTGTTCTTGTTGTTGAGGCATATAAGGGTTCATAGTTTGTTCCATCTGCATATCATAAGGGGTTGAATAATTTTCTACATTCTTTTTACTTCCTTTAAATATATCATTTTGAATGGTATTTAAGAATTTCCCACCCATTTCTTGCATTGCTTGAGGGTCTACTTCTCCTGATAGTAATCCTGGTATTTGTCCAATTCCTTCACTTAACATTTGGATATATTTGTTCTTACTTTCATATTTGTCGGGTATGTATCCTTTTGCTACTTTACCACTCATATCTCCTATCATTTTCCCTGCTTCTGGGTTTCCTGTTAAATAAGTCCCAAGTGCGGTTGCTCCCATTTGTGCTACTGGTAATCCTAAACTGACTGCCGTTGGTAAAGCCTCTTTTTTAATAACTTTACTTGCTTTATTTGCTGCTTTTTTGACTGCTTTATTAACATCTGGGTCACTAAATGCGTGCTTTAATCCTAAAGTTGATTTTAACTCTTTTTGAGATTTAAATTTTAATCCTTTTACCATTGAATATTTATTTATATGTTTAAGCCCTTATATATGTAAATTTTTTATAGTCATCTGGGTCATATAAAGATTTATCCAATATAATATTTTTCTTATAAAGTTTTTCTGCTTTATCAGATAATAATAAACCATCATTATCAAACCAAGTTTCTTTTAACTCTATTTTGTCATTTCCTTTTATAAATGTAATATATCTTACTTTTAATTCTTCCGGTGCTTTTCCNGTCCTTGGGTCTATAATTACTTCAACTTTTGGATTATAATTTGATTTTGTAAGTTTAATTGGTGCTTGTTCTTCTTCAANTAATTTGAATTCTCTTTTTACATATGGTTTATCATATAACTGGGCTATAAATTTTAAATACCAATTAAATCCTGATATGAGTTTCTTTTTTAAGTATTTCAAATCCTCAAGTTTATTTTCTCCTTTTTCTTTGGTTAATTTACCACTATCCATCTTTCCCTCAGTTATTTGAATATCTTTCAAGCATTTCATAATTCTTTTTTCAATTCCATTCATAATCCATTGAACTTCTCTTGGTTTCTTTGTGTATGCTAGTAAAATATTAAAATCTCTATATAATATCCATCTATCCATATCAACTTTATATTTTCCATAGGTTGATACCTTTTTTCCTTCAATTGCTTCATCTTGAGTTGCTTCTCTGTATCCTTTTGGTATATCTCCAATATAAAACCATGGTTTCCCTTTTTTCTTTGATATTAAATCAATTTTTTCTTGTTTTTTTGCTTCTTCTGCTTTCTTTGCTTCCATCTTCTTTTTTCTTGCTTCAACCATCTTTTGTGCTGCTTTTTTTGCTTCTTCACTTCCTTTCTCAAATCTTGCTTTTGATGATTTAACTGCTGCTTTTGGGGCTGCTTTTGGTGTTGGTTTTCCTTGTTTTGCTTCTTTTGCTTCTTTCATCCTTAGTGCCCATGCTATAGCCTCGGGACTTCCTTTTTTATATCCTGTTCCAATTATACTTGATTTTGATTTATCATTATCAGAATCCGAGTCTATTCCTTCACCTTCCATGTCTTCCTCTTCATTTTCTGCGTTTTCAATAGCTTCATCAATTTTATCTTGTAATTCAAGTAAATCATCAAGTTTATCATCATCTGCAGTTAATTGTTCATCTGTTATTCTTTTCATCTCTTTTTTTAAAAATGGGATATCTTTCTTTGTGTATTTCTCTTCTTCATTAAATACCCTTATTTTAATCTTTTTTGGTTTGATTTCATCTGCTTTTATCTTTCTTGAAACGCTCATAGGATTTTTATTCCCTGTATCATATATGTCCAATAGTTTTTTTGATGCTTGATTTTCTCCCCATAATAAAACTTGATTATTTTCAAATTCAGTTTTTTCTGTCATGCTATATATAAATATATTTATACTTATTTCTTTAAGCCTATTTTTTACTATTTGCCGTTGGTCTCTAAAAATGAGAGTCCCAACTTTCTATAATTTTCTATAATATCTTACTTTCTATTTTTTACCTAAATTATATAATATTCTTACTATCATTTCTAGAGACCAACGACAAATATATCAAAAAAACAAGAAAAAATGAGAGAGTTGCCGTTGGTCTCTAAAAATGAGAGTCCCAACTTTCTATAATTTTCTATAATATCTTACTTTCTATTTTTTACCTAAATTATATAATATTCTTACTATCATTTTTAGAGACCAACGTCAAATTGTAAAAAATCATATAAATAAATATCCTATGTAATATATCATAAAATCAATATCATAAAAAATATACCTCTAATATTGATATCAAATGTTAATTATCCTATGAAAAAACCCCAAAAAACATAAGAAAAATGAAGATAAAAAACACATAATCCAAATCATGGTATATTGTATATAAATTAATCACTATCTTCTGCTTCGTCTTCCTCTTCATTATTTATACTTTTTCCTCTTTTTTTCTTCTTCTTTTCATACAATCCCTTATCTTTCAATAAAAAAAAATTATCAATATTATAATATTCTAAGAAACTTTTTCTATATTTNTTATCNCTAGCTACTTTTCCACCTTTAATAATCAAAGGATTTAAATTCTTTGATGTAGCATCCCTATAAATGGCTTGTAATTGTTCTTTTTCTAAATCTGAACCCCATTCTCTCATAATATAGTTCTGTTCCCTTGTACTTCCCCCCAAATCAAACAAAATTAAATAATCACTATTTTTCCTTATCATTTTTGGTATATCTGCATAAGATTGACTTAAAAACATCAAACTTACATTCTTTTTACGGGCTCTTATATAATATTCACATACTTGTTCCAAATTTTTACTTAAAACTAAATCATCCCATATTAATAAGTGATTGTATTCCTTGTCATAATCGTCTAATTTAGGATTATTTATCATTCCCTCTTTTACTGTTATACTTTCATTTTGAACACTTAACCAATTATATAACGGTTCATCCTTATTTCTTGTAATAATGCTTATATCTGCAAATGTCCCCTTTCCTTCACTAAATACTTTAATAATATTCATAATAAAATTCGTTTTTCCACTTCCACTCGGTGCAACAACACACATCCTAAAAGGTATATCTATATTATGCTTATTCCAATTTGGATTATCAACATCATTTAAATATTTTTTTGGGATTACATCATAGAAATTTATTATATTTCCATCATCCTTTGGTTTTTTTCTTATATTGTATTTTCTTATATTGTATTTTTCTTCCATATTCATAATATATATATATTATCATCAAACCTTTAAAATTATGATAATATAAATATAAAAATATATTGATTATTATTATAATATAATGTCGGATTACCCACCACCAACTGAAGAATTACCCATATTTGATAGTACTGTCTTTTTATCAGGAGACCAATCAATAACTCAAAATCAAGCGGACAAAAGATACTTAAGATATCCAAACGCCCAAGGAACGGAGAATTTACAAGCAATAAATGTCAACGGGGCTGCTGACTTTAATTCTACCGTGAATATAGATGGTATAACAACTACAACAAATAAAATTAATATGAATGGTACATCAACTGCAACAAATAACATAGCAACTCGTCAATTATTATTAAAAGATGCAACAACCGGTATATCTAATGGTACAACCATATATACTAATGGTAATATATTAATTATTGATAGTGTTCCCCCAGTCTCAAATAATTCATTAATAACATTTAGTACAAGAAATATTTTAAATGCAATAATAACCTCTTTAAGTTTATCTTCCTCAAGTATTTCTTCACCTTTACCCCTTCAATTAACGGGAGTTCTTGGTTCTTCATATATTCAAACAAGGTCATATTCTTTTTATGATATAAACACAGGAGTTGCTGCAAATGGTACTATATCTTATCAAGCAACAGGAATGGATATAAATTGTTTAACCTCAAATTCAAATTTAACAATTACAACACAAAACGGGTCAAATGTAAATACAAATTCATTAATTATTAATTCTACAAATTTAAGAACTTTAACCCCAACAATCCCATTAACCACTGATAATAGTGATAAAATCCCTACTACTGCATGGGTTCAAAATGTTTTATCAAGTTTTATTCCTACAATCCCAACTTATGTAACAAGAAATGCAAGTGTAAGTAGGAACAATATAACTGGTAATTTTATTCTTAGTACAATAACTATAAGTCAAATACAATGGCTACAAAATCAATTTTTAACATTAAGAATTGAATATAATATGCAATGGAATAAATCAGTTGTTATATTAAATAATCAAGCAAATCAAACAACCTCTACTTTCATAAATATATATCCTTATAGATTTACTACTGCTTGGTTGAATGATGGTGGTGGACAAGCAGGAGCACCAAGGGGACAAATATCAACTAATATTATTTATGGAGCAAATACTGCATTTGGTGTAATAGACCCCTTATGTCCTTTAGGTCGTCAATTTTGGTGTAATAATTGGATTTATGAAACAACAGGAACAACAGGAACTGCAACAGGAGTTAATTCTCAATTATGTATTTGTGGACATCCTACAGACATTAATAAATTTGTCATTGTTGTTGTTAATCCTAATGGGTATTCAGTTCCTACTGCTGCTTTTGATTTTAATTTATCAGTTGAAGTTGTTAATTATGGAAGAACACCTCTACCAATTATATCCTCATCAGGATTTGATTATAATTTTACTTTACCATAATTTTTCAATCATAAATCAAAATATATAAAAATTTTAATTGATATATATTATTATAATGACATCAAAATTACAAAATGACACAATACAGTATTATTTATCATCCAATAATGACAAATCAATAAGCATAAGTCAAACAGGATTAAGTTTGAAAAGGGATTTATTAACAACACCAAAAGAAACAATTATAACACCTTTGGATATTACTGATGTAAATACAGGAAATACAATCACACTGGATAGATTAACCTATTTACCAATTGGACTTGCTGCTTTAGAAGCCCCGCCTAATCCTACAACCTTACATATTCAAGATACAGTTTTAATTGATAAAATAGGAAGTACAGTATCAAATACGGTTTCTTGGGATAATATTCTAATTCAAGATACATCAGGATTACCAGGAGATATAATACAATCACAATTAACTGATGGATTATTATCTATAACTAATACCTCGGGTTTTGGTAATCCAAATACAACAAATATTTATTCAGGAACAATTACACTTGTAAATGATACACTTGATAATTGTTCTTTATCTTCAAATGGACTACAATTCAATATTCCATCATCAGGAAATACAAATAGTGTTTATAATACAGGTGGTACTGATTTAAATATTACAGGTTCTAATCAACTAAATTTGGGTTCTAATGATAATGTCAATATAAATCCAGGCGTGAATTGTATTATAAATACTAATAGCGGGGGAGGAAATGGAATATATTTGAATAGTACGGATGGTATTGTTAATATGGGAGATTATAACCAAAATTTTAATAGGACTTATTATAGTTTAGATGATGCTACAAAACAAATAGCAACAAATACACCAGATGGAGTTATTTGGAATGGTGATATAAACGGTATGGGAAGTCTTGCATCATCTCAATTTAACGTTGCTCATCGTTATATTTCTAATTTCTGCGGTAAGATGGCATCAGTTGATGAAGTTAATAATACTATTGGGACAAAATTGGAAGAATACGGTAATTTTTTTATTACTGATGTAGATGTTCAAATGAAAGAAGTCCCAAATTATTTAAATCCTTTAACCCCAAACGGTGATGGTTGGTATTGTTATTTAATGAATTATACAGGTGGAGATATTATTTTAACATCTAATGACGGTAAAGAATTTATTTCTCATACATTCAGTTTTAATACAAATGCAGTTATAAAGAAATATGCAACCGTTAGAATTACTTTAACATATATAACTGCATTAGGTGATTATTATTGGAGTGTTTTACAATTTTAATAAATCAAATAGTATAAATAATATTTGATTATATATCATATTATATATGCCAGCCCCTTCAAAAATAACAATAAATACTAAATTATATTCAGTACCCATTTTAAATGAAGAAATGGATAATAAAGCAAATGAAATACAATCAAATAAAGATGAATTAAGAAGTTTAAGAGAACATATAACAGGTGCAACTAATAATTTAAATAATAACAGTAATGCTTTATTATTGATGTATATCCAACAAACCGGCGAATATCCCCCTCAATCTTAGATTTTTTAATAAGAAATTTAAAAACAAATTATGATATCTTGTTATTATAAAAAATGACAGTTTGGGATACTTTTAACGGAGCCTTTTGGATTACTATATCAACCTTAATTATAGGGGCGATAAGTCTTGCTTTTAAATATTGTTTAAAATCAAAATGTAAGGATATAAATATATGTTTTGGTTGTTTAAAAATTAATAGGAGTGTTGATTTAGAAGAACCAGAAATTGAAATAACGGAAAATACCAATAATATTTAAATTTAAACATAGTTATATATTTATAT